TATATCCAGTTGAAGAAGGAAAAATCTGGAATTAAGAAGCGCAAGGATGGTCTTTTCATTTTGGAAGATGGCGACGAAAACGAAACTGGAGACGTTATCAATTTTTCAGAGTGGCGCGCCCGGAAGATGAAAGAAGACGCGTTAAAGTCTCAGCGTGAAAGAGAAATGTTGGAAGGTAAATTGTTAAGTCGCGAAGAAGTTTTGTCGCAACTTGGTTCGGCCTTTCATGTAACAAAAACAAGTCTGCTAACGATTCCAACAGCAATCGCCGGAATTGTCGCAGTTGAAGATGATGCCAATGTCTGCAAAGAAATTATCGAAGGAGCTGTCCGCGAAACGCTTGTTGAGCTTCAAGGACAAATCGCTCGCATCGGAATTGCTGACGATTCTGACGAAACTACCGCCGAAACTGGACGTAGCACAATGGGCGGACGCTGAACGAATGCTGACTGTTTCCAGCTCTCCGTTTCCGGGGAAGTGGAAAACTGAAAGAGCAGAATATCAGCGCGGAATCATGCAAGCGTTTTCCGATCCGAAAACAGAACGGATTGTTTGCTGTACTTCGAGCCAAATTGGAAAGACTGAGATCATGAATAATATTTGTGGTTTCTTCTTGGTACATGATCCTTGTCCGATTTTAGTTCTTTTACCGACTTTGGAACTTGCAAGGGCTTGGTCAGTTGACAGACTTGCGCCGATGATTTCAACGACACCGGCAATTCGCGAACAGATTGGCGATCCGCGGATGAAAGATGGAGACAATACGATTCTGCAAAAGCAATTCCGGAATGGTTCGAGGTTGTCAATCGCTGGAAGTAATTCGCCAGCTTCGCTGAGTAGTCGTCCGATCCGCGTGGTTTTGATGGATGAAGTTGATCGGATGGCGTTGTCGAGTGGTTCCGAAGGAGATCCAATATTGCTCGCAAGTCGTAGAACTCAGAATTTCTTCAATCGCAAAGTCGCGATGTTCTCGACACCGACAGTCAAAGGTGCTTCGAGGATTGAAAGTGCTTTCGAAGACAGCGACCAACGATATTACAATTTGAAATGTCACGATTGTAAAAAGCCGCAAGTTTTGGAGTGGTCACAAGTACGATGGGAAAAGGACAAACCAGAAACCGCAAAATATCATTGTAACGAATGCGATGTTGAATGGTCAGACGTACAGAGAAAACAAGCAATACGATCCGGAGAATGGATTGCAACTGCACCATTTTCGGGAACTGCTGGTTTCCATTTATCGGGGCTTTATAGTCCGTGGGTCGATATTGCAGAATTGGCTAAACTGTTTCTGGAATCAAAACATACCGGACAGGAAGCACTTCGCGTTTTCGTTAATACAGTTTTGGCTCAGAGTTGGGAAGAAGATGAGGGCGATGGAGTTGAAACCAATGACATTATGGTTCGCGCTAAGAACTTTGAAACGCCGTTACCGGATTCGAGCATCGGAGTTTTGTGTGCAAGTGCGGACGTGCAAGCCGACCGAATCGAAGTTCTGGTTAATGGTTACGGAGCAAATAACCAAACTTGGGTTGTTGGTTTCCAAATTTTCTATGGTTCACCAACAGGCGAAAGTCTTTGGAACGAAGTTGAGGAATATTTAAAAACGACTTGGCCTCATCCGTCGGGTCATGATTTAAGAATCACAAGATCGTTTATTGATTCCGGTTATGAGACTGGAAATGTTTATCGATTTTGTAAACGACTAGAGGCGACTGGCGCTCGAGCAATTAAGGGCGTAGGTGGGGAAAATCGGGCTGAGGTGGGCAGACCAACCAAAAATAATACTTTGCGGTGTAACGTTTGGCCGCTTGGTGTGAACACGCTTAAAACGCAAATACTTGCAAGATTGAAGATTGATGATCCAAAAGATTCAGGTTTTGTACATTTTCCGGATTTTTTAGATGAAGAATTTTTCTTGCAATTGACATCGGAGCGACTTGTTAAACGATATAAAGCCGGAATCCCTCGAATGGAGTTTAAGCGCTTGCGTCCTCGCAACGAAGCACTTGATTTGATGGTTTATAACCTAGCCGCATTTCGTTCGTTAAACGCGAATATGAGCGTTATTCAGAAGAAATTATCAGAAGTAAGAAAGACCGAACCAAAAAATCAATTTAAACCACGTCCGAAATCATGGGCGACTAACTGGTAAAAAATGGCAAATCAATTTTCATCAACAAATTATCCAACAACGGAGCCGGAAACATTGACGCTTGGTGATCGTTGGTTGTGGAAGCGCGAAGATTTGGGGGCAGATTATGCTCCAGCGTCTTATGCGTTAAGTTACCGCGCCAGACTATTGGGTTCAGGTAGCACGAATTTTAGTTTCACCGCATCGGAGTCAGGCGACGATTACGTTGTAGAAATAGCCAGCGCGACCACGGCGAATTATACTGCCGGAACTTATAGCTGGGCGATGTATATTACACGTTCGTCTGACTCTCAACGTATTAAATTAGATACTGGCAAATTTGAAGTTGTCGAGAATCTGGTTACATCTTCTGCCGATCCGCGAACACACGCCGGAAAGATGGTTGATCATTTAGAATCGACTTTAGAAAGTTTAGCTCAAAAATTGACAACGGCTTATTCAGTTTCAGACCGTTCGAACACATTGCGTTCGATGGACGAAGTACGCGGCGAATTAAATTATTACAATACAGTTTTCCGCCGTGAAGTTCAAAAGGATCGTGCAAAAAAAGGTAAACGAACTGGTCAAAATATTCTTGTGAGGTTTTAACTTATGGCATGGTACAACCCACGATCTTGGGGCAAAACAGAAAAACGACGATTTCCTTACCAGCGGAATTATTCCGGAGCCGGAGCCGGTAGATTGTTATCTGGATTTCTTGGCAGTTCAACAAGTGCAGATTCAGAGATTCGTCCAGCTTTACGCAAATTAAGAGACCGCTGTCGACAGCTCGCACGAAATGAACCGATTGCCGCAAAAGCATTGCAGATTTTTCGGACACAAGTTGTTGGTGATAAAGGTTTACATTTGCAAGTGAGGGCAAGAAACATTCCGAGACCTGGACAATTGAAAGGTGATTTGGATATGTCTGGAAACGATATTGTCGAAAGAGCTTGGAAGGAATGGAGTGCAAAAGGAGTTTGCGAAATTAGTGGTCGTCACTCATGGATTGATTGCCAACAGTTAGTTCAGGAATCACTCGTTAGAGACGGCGAAGTATTAATCAAACACATTCGAAATGCCGACAATCGATTTGGTTATGCAATCCAGTTTTTAGAGCCGGATTATTTAGATGAAGAATTAAACACACCGGCTGAAAACGGCAATCGGATTGTCATGGGCGTTGAGTTGAACCAGTACAACAAACCGGTCGCATATCATCTTCACGATGGTTCTGCACATCCATACGACACACATGGAAAGATTGGCGGACGTGTTCGAGTTCCTGCTGAAGATATAATGCACATTTACCGCCCGGAACGTAGCCAACAAACGCGTGGCGTTCCATTGTTTGCACCGGTGATGGATAAGATACATCAGCTCAACGGATACGCTGAAGCTGAATTGGTGGCCGCTCGATTGTCTGCTTCGAAGTCGATGTTTTTGAAAACTCAAGACGGCGTTGGATATGCCGGGGATGATTTTGATGGTGAAGCGGCGATTATGGATGCTGGCGAACCTGGAAGCATCTCACAGCTTCCGCCAGGTGTGGATATTGTGGGAGTTCCGGGGATGGATCACCCAAATTCTGCATTTGCTGATTTTCACAAAGCCATGTTGCGTTCGATTGCTTCCGGTCTTGGTTTGGATTATGTGACGCTTTCGAGCAATCTGGAATCAGTCAGTTATTCATCGATTCGAGCCGGTACGATTGAATCGCGAGACAACTACAAAATGCACCAAAGGTTTTTGATTGAACATTTTGCAAATCCTATTTTTCGAGAGTTTTTGAGTTTGGGAATTACGAGTGGCGCGATTCCGTTTCCGTCTGATCGATTTAATAAGTTTGCAAATTCTGTGATCTTTCGAGCAAGGGGTTATCAATGGGTCGATCCACAGAAGGAAGTTAATTCTGCCGTTATTGGATTGCAAAATGGATTTTTGACATTCAGCGACATAGCACAACAAATCGGTGGGCGTGATGTTGAAGAAACATTCTCGACTTTACAAGCCGATCTCGAAATGGCGGAACGCTACGATTTAAAGATTAACTTAATGCCGTTGGGTTTGAAAAGCGCGGCGCAACCTGAAATCGACAAAGGTGAAGATGAAGTTGAATAAAGAAGAAAGAAAAAATTTAGAAGGATTAGAAACTCGCACGATGTCTTTAGAGTTTACGCGTGCGGAAGGTGAAGAAGAAAACAGAACGATCAATTTGTCGTTTGCATCGGAGGAGCCAGTTTTGCGGAGCTTCGGTTGGGAAATATTATCACATGAACGACAGGATATTGATCTTGATTTTATGGAGTCAGGCCGAGCGCCTTTACTCTTAAACCACAATCCAGAAGTCCAGATTGGAGTTATTGAGCGAGCAAGTCTCGACGAAACGACGCGAAAGTCTCGCGCCGGAGTACGCTTTGGAAAAAGTGATCTCGCGTCAGAAATTTTGCAAGATGTCAATGACAAAATTCGGACAAATATTAGCGTTGGATATTCTGTCAACAATTTAGTGAAACAGGATGAACAACGAGATGGGACTGACGTATACCGAGCCGGATGGACTCCAATGGAAATAAGTTTAGTAAGTATTCCAGCGGACAGATCAGATATTGGTGTAGGTCGTGCCGAAATTAAAAAACCAATTATTGAAAGTAAAAAAATGGAAGATACTAAAGTTGAAATAGTAGCGGAAACGCCAAGTATAGATTCCGACAAAATACGTCAGGAAGCACTTGCGGAACGCTCAAAAGAAATCAAAGAAATGCAAGCGCTAGGAATACGTCATAATTTGCGCGACTTTGCAGATGAAAGCATTCACAACGGAACCGGTCTATTTGCGTTTCGTGAAAAGATGCTGAACAAGATTGAGTCAAAACCACTTGAAGTTTCACCCGATCATGTTGATGTGAAACCGAAAGAGCAACGTAAATATTCATTGCTCCGTGCATTGAATGCCGCAAGTCGTGGTGATTGGTCTGGGTCTGGATTCGAGCAAGAAATGAGTCAAGAAGTAGGTCATCGTCAAGGCAAATCTCCACAGGGATTTTTTGTCCCGGATTTTGCTTGGACTGGCAATCGCAATGAAACTGAACTTGAAAAACGAACTGTGATGACCGTTGGAACCAACGCGAGTGGTGGATTCATGGCTCCTGTTCATAATATGGGGTCTGAATTTGTTGCCGCGCTTCGTGCAAAGATGGTTATGCCCGATCTTGGAATGCGAATCATGAGTGGATTAACCACTAAGATTTCGATTCCGAAAGTAACAACTGGTGTTGCGGCGGCATTTGTGGCAGAAGATTCTGCCGTAGCCGCAGTTAATCAAGTTACTGGTCAATTGACACTTTCCGGAAAAACTTTAGGTTGCTACGAAGATGTCAGCAGATTATTGCTCTTGGAAAGCGATCCATCAATTGAGCAAATTGTTCGCGACGACATTTTATCTGCTATGGCCGATAAGATTGAATCAACAGCAATTCACGGTGGGGCAAGTAATGAACCATCTGGTATTATTGATACCACGGGGATCGGGAATATTGCCGGCGGAGCCAATGGCCTTGCTCCTGCTTGGGCGACTCACGTTCCAACTTTGGTTAAAGAAGTTGAAATCGATAATGCGGCGCTGAATGCTGGTACTCTTGGATTTTTGACTAATCCAAAAGTTAAAAGCAAAATGGCTTCAACTCCAAAAGTCGGTTCAACTGATTCAGTTATGATTCTGAATGATCCGTGGACAAGTCTTTATGGTTATCCGCTGGCAATCACAACCAATGTTAAATCTAATTTAACAAAGGGGAATCAATCACTTTCTTCGGCAATTGTCTTTGGAGATTTTAGTCAGTTGATTCTAGGAATGTGGAATACGCCAGATGTTCTGGTGGATCAGTATACGAATTCCACAAAAGGAACTGTTCGTATAGTCGTCCTTCAAGAAATCGACATTGCAGTTCGTCACGCGCAAAGTTTTGCGGCGTGTCTCGATTTGTTGACTGCATAATTAATTAACCTAGAAAGGCAACCATGAAAATTATTATTCTTGAAAATGTCGAGTTTGAAAGCAGGTCTTTCGAAAAGGGTCAAACCGTTTTGATGACTTCAGACGAAGCAAAGCGTTTGTGTTTAACTGGCAAGGCAACAATGGAAGAAACAAACCGTTCAGTTGGTTTGAAATCTTCGAATGTTGAAGCGCCTAACAAACGCGAGAAGAAATAATCATGGCAGTTGAAGACGATGCGATGCGGTTGGAATTCCTCGAAGATTGGGGCGATACGGCCGCATCGTTTGGTGATACATCGGCAGGTTCAACGGCAACAATCACGGCGCTACTTAGCAAGGCATATTTTGCTGAAAGCATCGGTGATCAAACTGTTGAATCTTCGCAACCTGTCGCTTTGGTTCGCACTTCAGATGTTCCAAGTGTTATTCAGGGCGACACGCTTTCGATTTCATCAGTTGGTTATACAATCGTGGAGGTGATGCCTGACAACGAATCGATGACAAAATTGCGTTTGAGGATTAGCTGATGGCGCATTTGAGACAATCAATTCGTGAAAGGGTTGCGGCAGACGTTACAAGTTTAGTGACAACTGGCGCGAATGTTTTCCAAAGCCGTATTTTTCCGGTGGAGGAATCCAAACTTCCGTGTCTGTTAGTGTATACAACTTCGGAAGATTCTGAGGTAACGGAAATGGCTTCGCCACGACCAATAACTCGGATGTTGAATGTTGTTGTACAAGGTGTGGTTTCCGCGGCACAACCGGACGACACTTTGGATTTGATTTCGAAAGAAGTTGAAGTTGCGTTGGCCGGTGATGTTTCGATTAATTCGCTGGCAAATAACAGTTTTTTGTCTTCAACAGAAATAGAATTTAATGCCGATGGCGCAAAACCCATTGGAACGGTGGTGCTTAACTATTCCGTTGAGTATCGAAACTTGGATAATAATCCAGAATCAGCAATTTAACTAATAATATCAAGGAGTTACAATGGCAAGTTACAAAGGGCAAGATGGAGTCTTCCAGGCAATCACAGCAGGAGGGACTTTAGCTACAGTCACAAATTTAAAATCGTGGAATATTTCTCAGACAATAGATTCAATTGAGACAACTTCAATGGGAACGACAGGCGACGCAAAAACGTTTACAACTGGTCTTAGTTCTTGGACTGCGTCGTGTGAATTGCTTTATGATTTGAGCAACGCGGTTCAGGCCGATTTAATTGTGGGCGAATCCGTCGATATTAAAATTTGGCCTAATACTGTTTCAGAAGCAGAATCATGGGCTGGAACCGGAATTATTACGGATACCGGTCAAAGCGGATCAATCGGAGACATGGTTGGATCATCGGTTACTGTTCAAGGAACCGGGGTCTTAACGACGGTCGCGTAATATGTCTGCAATAGAAAAAGCAACTGCACAATTTCGCGAGAGATTGAATGGCGAATTACAAACCATTGAAGTTCCAGAATGGAGCGACAAGGATAATCCGTTCAAGATATATTTCAAGCCGCTGATTAACTTCAAGGCACAAGAAAAAATATACGCTCTCGTGAATGCAGGAAAAGCAAGCGAGGCAATTTGCCAGACTTTAGTAATTCGTGCGCTGGATATTGATGGAAAGCATATTTTCCGTCAGCATGATATTCAGAGTTTGATGCACGAATCTGATCCGGATGTTGTTGGAAGAATAATTCAGGAAATGACACCGGATGCAGACGATGCAGAAATGTTAAAAAAAAGTTAATTTCTGATAATGAATTAATGTTTCTGTTTACGCTTGCAGAACATTTACACAAATCGATTGATGAAGTAATGGAATTTTCCACCTTCGAAATTGAATTGTGGGCAACTTATTTAAATCATCGAAATCAGCAGTTAAAAGATGCCAGCGACAAATATAAAAATAACCGCAACTGATAAAACTAAAGGTGCATTTAGTTCTGTTAGGAAGTCAGTCTCAGGACTGAGTTCAAGCGTTATGTCTTTGCAGGGTGCGCTGGGTGGAATTGGTTTGGCTTTAGGTGTTCGAGCTTTCGTTAATTTCACAAAAGAGAGTCTGAAATTAGCAGACGGAATCGGGAAAATGTCGGATCGATTAGGTATTACGACAACGGCACTTCAGACATTCCGTTTTGCTGGTGAGCAAGCTGGTGAGACATTTGAATCAATGGACAATAATTTAGTGAAATTTGTCCGGAACCTGGGGGATGGTCAGAAGGGAATCAAGACAATCACCGACGAATTTGACCGGCTAAATATTGACTTAAAAGATCAAAACGGCAATTGGAAGGATCACGAAACAATATTAGGAGAGGTCGCAGATCGTTATAAGACGATGAAAGACCCAGCGGATAAGTTATCATCCGCGATGACATTATTTGGTCGTGGTGGACGCGTGATGGTCAATATGTTGTCGAATGGGTCAGATGGGTTGGAGAGACTTCGCGGTGAGTTGGTTTCGTCTGGTGGAATTATTCGAGAATCTTTGATTAGAAACTCCGAAGATGCAAACGATGCAGTTAACAAATTGAGCCACACTATTCAAACGACTTTAATGCACTCGCTTGCAGATATGGCTCCGGCAATTGAGACTGCCGCCGAGGGGTTGCAAGCGTTTTTGATTCCAGCAAAAAGAATGGAAGGCGAAGGGTCTTCATTCTTTTCCATGAAAACATTAATGAAAGCACTACTTGGCTTGCAATACGGATTTTCTCTTGTCTCAGTAGTTTCAAAAGCATTTTTTAAATTTTTGGGTATCCAGCTTAAAATTGCAAGAACACAAGTCGAACATTTAGCAGGAATTATCGGAACCGTTTTAGCTGGGGCATTTATGCACGTCCGAAACTTTGTTTTACCAGTTATTAATACGGTGATCAAGGGAATAAATCTTATTAAGTCGGCTATTGGGCTAAAGCCGATCAAGTTACTGGACGAAAAACAGGTCTCAATAATGGGTAATATTAATACATTAAATGCGGAAGCAGTTAAACAAGTAAAAATGCACAGAGCAGAAAAAGAATTATTATTGAAACAGATGTTGAAGGAACTGGAAATGGCAAAAGAGACTCAGAACATTCGAGCCTCAGCGTTTCTAATTTCTCAAGTTGTGGAAGCTCCGGAAAAATTGAAAAGAGAGTTGGAAGAAAAAATCGATCCAATTCAGAAAGATACTGAAGAAACAGATGCAAAAATTGTGAATGTTATTCGATACCAAAGCGTATTCACGGAAGCATTTGCGGATATGGCAAATTCTGTTACAGAATTGAGCGAAAAAGAAAAAGGATTGAATGCACAAAGGATAGATCAAGCATTATCTACGTCGCAAACGATGATCCATTCAATGAAGGGATTCAACAAATCATGGTTTGATGCCAGCAAAGCACTATCGATTGCAGAAACGATAATGAGTACCTACCGCGCCGCCACGGCGGCACTTGCCGTTCAGCCGCCTCCGGTTGGCATTGCCTTCGCAAGCGTGATTACCGCTTTAGGAGTCGCAAATGTGGCGAGAATTAAAGCACAAAAATATGAGGGAAAAGCATCGGGCGGAACTGTAAATGCCGGTCAATCATATATCGTTGGTGAAAAAGGTATGGAATTGTTCACGCCAGGACAGACCGGCAGTATCACGCCAAACAATCAAATGGGTAATGCAAATGTCACGTTTAATATTAATGCAAATGATGCACGTGGATTTGACCAGTTATTACAGGCACGAAGAGGAATGATTGTTGGAATGATTAATAAAGCAATGAGGAACAATGCACAGTCCGGGTTGATGTGAGTGGAACCTTTCCAAGTAGTCCTGCATTTAATTCGCTTGAAGTGAATTCAATTCAACCCACATTTGTATCACGAACCATCAGCGGACGAAGACAGGCACGGCAGATTGGAGGTCAATTTTTCAACATGACTGCAACGTTTCCTCCAATGACAAGAGCAGAGTTCGCGCCAATAGATGCGTTTGTTATGAAACAGCGTGGTCAGTATGAAACGTTTACTTTGATCCTGCCAGTTCTGTCAACAGGTTTGGGAGCGCCAGCAGGAACACCACTTGTTAGAGGTGCAGACCAGACAGGAAGAACACTTGATACTGATGGATGGTCAACCGGAGTCGTAATTTTCAAAGCAGGAGATTATTTAAAACTGGCAAATCACGATAAGGTTTACAAAGTGGTTGCCGATGTAACAAGCAATGCTTCGGCAAGTGCAAATACAGAAATCACGATTGAACCAGCACTTATAACAAGTCCGGCAGATAATAGTGCGATCACACACACATCAGTTCCATTTACAGTTGCTTTGACTTCAGGAGTCCAGAGTTTTGCAACAGGCACAACCGGGTTGTTTTCGTATGAAGTTGATTTTGTAGAGGTACTATGAGCAGGGGTCTGGCAAGTGCAATAACTGATGAACTTGCAAAGGGTCAATTTATGATGGCACATTTAGTGTCTTTAGAATTGGATTCAACTTGGCTTTTTACTGATGCACCTGTCGATATTTCTCCGGGTGGTTCCACAACTTACAAATATATGGCCTCAATAACTGCTGATTCAACTTCAGCAACGCTTTATGGCCCCAATGGTATTGCCGAAATGCTGTTTCCTCAACTCATTGCAGGAATGACAATGACTGATTTTGTGGCAGAATATTATGGAACACCAAGTTCTTTGGCAGTAGGTACTACCATTGCGTCACTTGGGACATCACCCAATTTTACTTTGAGTAGTGAAGCCATTTATACAAACTCTTCGATTCTCCTCGCATTTACTGGAGCATTCAGATATTTAGCAAATGGTTTTATACTTGGTTTGGATGGAATACAAGAAAGTTCAAACATTAATATTGGATCAATAACTCTTGGTATTTCTGCTGTAAATCAGTCTCTTATTTCTGATGTGTTAAACAATGGACATTTGAATAAAAAGGTAACTATCAAAAGAATATTTCTTGATCCAAATACTTATGAGCCAATAGGAGGTGCTTCTTCTACTCTTTTTTCAGTTTATTCTGGAAGAATTGAAGGCATGAGTATTAAGGAATCTGGAGAAGATTCGGTGATGGAATTATCAGTTGCCAACCATTGGTCAGATTTTACAAGAGGGAATGGAAGACAGACAAATAGTGCATCACAGCAACATCACTTTGAAAACGATTTGTCAATGGAATTTGCACCACAAACAGGCAGGAAATTACTATGGGGTGATGTTACAAATCCTGCAAGTGAATCTGACAGCTCGTTTGTCCCCTCTTCGTCTTCGTCGGGGGGCGGTGGTGGGTCTTACGATGGTGGGTCTCACGGTGGTTGGTCTGGATCGAGATAATCTATGAGCGTCGTATCATCTTGGTTTGAAGAGAATGTAGCAGACCCGATAAAGAATACAATTAATGACATAATTGGAGGTGCAATTCTTCCAAGTGCTATAGAACTAATACAGACCATCACTCCTGCAACTCCAGGAGTAGAAAATAAAGAAGAAGCAGGAGACGAACTTAGGCCAAAGCAAGGAACTGATGTTTCAATTCCTGTTATTTATGGTCACAGAAGAATTGGTGGAATTTTAGTTTACCAAGAAGTTGAGGAAGATGGTTCAGGAACAGAGCTTTTAAATATGTATCAATGTTGGGCATTATGTGAAGGAACAGTCCAAAGATGGGCAGTATATGTGGATGATGTGGTACTTCAAAGTTCAGATTATTGGCGTAATAGTGGAAATGCTATTCACGACAGATTGATATGGACAAATGGAGAAACTGGAGATGGGCCTAACTATGCTTATGGAACAAGTTATGGTTCAGATGCAGGAATTGCAGAGCCGGCATTTGTAGAAGGGCCAGATTTGTCAGGGGGATATTTTAGATCAAGTGGTAAAAATTGGCGCGGGGATGATGATGGTGATTCGCATCGGATGAAAGGCATTGCGTGTGAGCAGATTAGTTACAGGCATCATTGGGAAGGTTTTTTTTCGAATGGTACTCTCCCCGGAGCAAACTCTTTCGGGCCGGGAGCTGGTGTTGAGGGTTTAGGTGAATCAACAGAAGGTGTGGACATTTGGAAGTCAGGAATGCCCAAACTTGCTTTTGATGTAACTGGGCCAGTAATAAAGGACAATTCAGGGACAACTAAAGAATCAAGTGATCCTGCTTGGATTCTGTATGAGTATTTGACAAATGAAAGATATGGTTGTTCAATACCAGCAGATGAAATTGATACAACTTCATTTGCAACTGCTTCAGGTATTTGTGGTCAGCTTTTTAGTGAAATAAGGAGGCATGACTGCAATATTATCCTTGATACAGCTCAACCATTACTAACAAACGTAAAGCGGATTTTGGCAACGTGTAACGGTCGGTTACATTGGATCAATGGTCTTTACACAATGAAGATTGATGATGTTTATTCAGGTTCAGGTGAGTTTAACTTCCTTGAAAAGCATATCATTGGAGGTATCAATATTGTTGGGGGTTCAAAAGGTGAAAGATTAAATCAAGTAACTGCAAAGTTTATAAATCCAGACAAGAAATGGAAATCAGATGAAGTACGCTACCCAGATATAAATAATGACAAGATTGTTTATGCTGCTTTTCTGTCTGCTGATAATGATGTAAAACACACAAAAACACTTAACCTTGGAGGAGTAACAAATTTTAATCAAGCACGGGATTTAGCAAAACAGGCGTGTCTCCGCTCAAGAGATTCCTTAAAGGTATCGTTTAGAACAACCGCAGAAGCAATGAACGTTATAGTAGGAGATGTTGTTACGGTTACTCACTCAACACCAGCATGGTCTGCAAAGGAATTTATTGTAAGAGCAATTTCACTAAATGCAGACGGAACGTGTTCTTTATCTTGTGTTGAACATAATGATGCAATTTATGCTAGGGACTTTAGATGGATTCCGGCAGAATCTCCAAATACTACTTTGCCCGATCCAAAGAGTGTTACTACACCAATTGGGTTGTCAGTAGAAGAAAACGTTTATTCTTCAATTGCTTCTGCTGGAGTTAGGATTGCAGTACAACTAGATTGGACATCATCTGGAGCATTTACAACTTCACATGATGTTAATTACAAAAATGTCTCATCTGCATTAGTCACACAGATATATGGAAATTCTACTCAAAGTGGCCCCGTAGCTTCTGTTGATAGTATTGTACAAAATGTTACTTATGCTGATGCTTCATTTGGGGGTATCCCATTAACAGGAGGTTCTGGTTCAGGTATTAGGGTTAGTGGAAGTATTATTGACGGCCAGTTGGATAATCTAACTGTAGAGCTTTCAATATCCTCTGCTGGAACTGGTTATAAGACAGGAGATGTATTAACATTCACTTTTCCGGCTGCTGGTGCTACCTGTACAGTTGCTTCTCTTACTACCTCCACCAGTAAACTTATATTTTCAGCAAAAAATCATGGGTTTCCAGACAATATGCCAATAGTGTTTACTGCATCAGATGCAACAAATGCGAATGGAGTCTTACCTGCTGGTATAACCGAAGGAGTTACATATTATGTAAGACCGGGAATTGTGGCAGGAAGTGGCGAATCTTATATTTTAAATGGTTTGGCAAATAACTTTCATGTTTCTCTTACACCTGATGCGCCTGAAGATAATTATGTTATAAGGACAGATTCGCTTTCTAAGAAAGTTTATGGAACAGGCCATCTTGTAGAAAGTCCAGAAGCAAAATGGGTTAATGCTGGCAGTACAATCAGTAAGTCAATGCTCCTGCAGGATTTTACAAAAGGGACTTTTAAGTTCCGTGTACGTGCAAGGAATTCGGTTGGATCAATATCAGAATGGCTAACTTCGGAAGATGTGGAGTTGGAAGGAATTACGGCGGAACCTGAAAAAGTTTCTAATTTTACTGTTGCAAATCATGGTGCAAATGCAATAATAACGGTTCAGCCTCCGAAGGATACAACAGACATTAGTCATGCTCAGATTAAAGTTTTACAGGAAGATTCAACATTATGGGCTGATGCAATTCCAGTTGCACAGATAGCGGCTGGAAATACTACAACTGTTGTTCCTGTTGTTGAAGGAACGTATGTAGCAAAATGGGTGAGCAGTAGTGGAAAAGAATCTACTGATTATTTAGGTAGCGGTTCTGTTTCATCTTATGGTTCAGAATCGGTTGCAACCTTTCCAGAACAGGAATTATGGGCTGGTACAATGGATGGGTTCTATGAGACAGTAGATGCTGGTGACGATGTTTTAAGATTTCTTGGTGGTTCGTTGATTGATACAGTTACAGAATTAATGGACACATGGGTTCCGTCAATTGATGAACTTGGAGGACGTACAGAGCCAGCAACTTATACTGGTGTAAAAAGGGATTTGGGTGCAGTTCTTCCTGCAAGGATTCATACAAACAAAATATTTACCTCATTGGTTACTGATGGTTCGAATTTTATGGACTATTGGGGTAAAGTAGATTTACGAGAATCATTTGATCCGGTAGGCCAGTTGGATAATCTAACTGTAGAGGTTCGGGTTACTGAAGATGATCCTGCCGCTGTAGATGCAGAATGGACAGATTATAGGGAGTTTCTAATCATAGATGTTGTTGCACGTGGCGTTCAAATAAAAGTAACATTCCAAGACTTTGACGAGAATTCCCAGTTTACTTTGCGAGAGTTGGAATTGCTTGTTGACATGGTTCAGAAGTTTGAATCTGATAGGGCAAAGACTGCAACAACAATTACTTACGATACAACATTTTATAATATACCAGATTTGGTAGTTACGCCAGTGAACATGGCTACAGGTGATTACATGACAATTTCTTCAGAAACAAAAACAGGGTTTGGTATTAATTTTTATAATTCAAGTGGAGTTTCGCAAACAAGAAACTATAATTATATGGCAAAAGGAGTTTAAGAATGGCAAACACACATGACTATATTATTGCAAACGACACAGGAGCCGCCGTACGTGCAGATTTCAATCTTCTGTTTCTGGAAATTGAGGCCAGCAATGCAGGCGATTCTGCTCCGTCAAATGTTGCGGCAGGAAAACTTTGGCACGACACGACTACAGATCATTTGAAATACTATACTGGAACAAGTTGGGTTTCTGTCGCAAGGTCTGTAAAAGGTGCGGCAAACAATACCGATATTACAGGAACTATTAATCCTGCGGCTTCAACGACAGTTCCGGGTGTTAGCACGGTATTTACAACTGAAGCCAAGATCGGCGACCAGCTCGTCGTCACAGGCGAAACTCGAACAATTACTGCAATTGCTTCTGATACTTCGCTCACCGTTGATACTGCTTTTTCTGATAATGCAAATGATGCAACGCCTGAAATTCATCCTGCTTCATTTGTTGTGTTGAATGATTCAGGTACTATTGATTTTTTGATTGATACAGACGGTAATATCGAAGGTGCAGGAGGAATTGGAATACCTACAATTGGAAGGGCGATTGCCATGAGCATCGTTTTTGGAAGTTAATTTTAATTAGAAAGGAATAATAAAATGGCAAATCCCAACATAGTAAGTGTAACCAGTTTATACGGTGAAAGTATAGGTTCGGCATTAACGACAGCGGTTGATAATGTTATGCTGACAGTATTAGCAAATAAACTCATAAAAATTAATTATATATCAGTTGCAAATACTGATGCTTCGACAGCAACTGATGTTTCGGTATCAGTCACAAAAGCTGGATTTACATCGGCTGGTGTAGCATCGGGAGATGATGAAGCTGGTGTCCATTTCCTTGCATCGACAGTTAGTTGTCCGGCAGATGATGTTTTGATTGTTCTGGACAAACCAATTTATTTAATGGAAACGGATAACTTGGAAGCTGGAGCAAATCCTGCAACTGCCGACATTTTTATCAGTTATGAAGTAATTGACGACGCATAATAGAAAGGTAAAAAATGGCAAGATTAATGAAACGCACCGCAACTGTTACTTCATCAGAGGTTGTGGATTTGACCGTTGCAGATGATTTAACTGTTACCGATGATTTAACTGTTAGTGGTGACATATCAACTTCAACATCAAGCAAAATCAAGGATAAAGGTTCTTGCTTGCAATCAGCATTAAACCGATCTTTGGTTTTTGGTTATTAACATTTAAAGGAGTAAAACGATGGCAGTCCCTACAGGCGGAGGAACAGAAACTTTGCATTCACATTGGTTCGAAGATGTCGATGCAATCCAGACTTTAATTTATGGCGTTCAACATCACGTTTATACAGTCAAAAGTATAATAGTTTATTGCAATGCGCTGGATGCAACTACGGATTTTGGTTATTTGCAGATGAAAACTTATGACAATCATTCGGCAAGTGGTACAGGTTCAACAATGATATTTTCGCGGTTCAATATTCAGGTCGGGGAAACATATGTTTGGAATGATGTATTCTCTTTCAATGGTTACGAACCAAGCGGAACCGCGGTTATGAGTGCCGCCGTTCAGATACTTAATGCGGCGCAAGGTGGGTCTGCCGATGCAGAACTTCAATTCACAATGACTTCAGCAGATAGTGGTGGGCAAGATTACGACATCGGCATTACTTACATCGATCAAGACTTTTCATAGGAGAATGACATGAGTGGAATATTAGGAACAAGTTCAAGAAAGTCAGGAATTATTGGCAGATCACAGGATACTGCAAAAGCATGGGTTAATTTTAATGGGACTGGAACTCTAGCAATTCGGGATTCGTTTAATGTTTCAAGTGTTACTGATAATGGAACAGGTGATTATTCTACAAATTTTCGAACTAATATGCAGAATGATAAATACGTTGTAGTTTCAGGATGCGGAAACAATGCTGCATCAACTTCTTTTGCAAATAGATTCGAGGCGTATTCTAGGGCAGTCGGGACTTTTCGGGCTTTAAATTATGCGTACAATGCTTCTGCAGCTTATGACAGAGAAGTTTGTTATCACATTGTTTTCGGAGATTAAAAAATGAGAATTATGTACAAAACAGTAGAAAATACAGTTGCAGTAATAGTACCTTCACCAAACTGGTCAGGCACAATGGAAGAACTTGCTCAGAAGGATGTTCCAACTGGACTGAAATATAAGATTGTTGAGGATTCAGATATACCAACTGACCGATCATTCAGGAATGCTTGGGAAGTTGCCGAATCAGACCTTACAGACGGAGTGGGAGCATGATAACAATAAGCATACCTAAAGCAAAAGACATTACAAAAGATCGTCTGAGAGCAGATCGTAAACCTCTCTTGGAAGCACAAGATGTTCTGTTCATGCAAGCACAGGAAGCAGGGTCAGACACAACTGCAATAGTGGCAGAGAAAGCACGACTCAGAGACATTACAAAGAATGCTGATTCCTGTACTACTACAGACCAACTTAAAGCACTATCTGTAACAGAATAACGCTCAGAATCGCTTGTGGGCAAAAAAGACGAGATTATCGACGCGTTAGTACCAGACGAACCGGTCGGAGACGCTGAACGGCGCTGGTTGTTCAAATTCGGCGCACGTTTTCTGATTACGTTGTGTCAATTTATGTTGCTGGTTTTGATGCTCATTTTGTTATTTTATCGCATAGCGCCTGACAGTTCTCGCGACTTAATTTCGGCCATTGTCGGAATGCTCGTTATCTCGCAAAAAGACGCTGTTCAGTATTGGTTCAACAATCATCACCATGACAAAATATGAAATTCTTGGATTCATTCAAAAAATTATTCAGCAAAAAAGAATCTGAAGGAACAGAAGAAAAGCGCCAACAAATTGAACGGTCTTTAAATGCGAAAATTTTGGCAGATATGGAAAAAGAAAAAGCAAAGAAAAGATTGACGATTGAAGATTTTGACCGTTTTAACCAGCAAGAAAAAGATATGCGAAAGTTGATCGAAAAGAAAAGAACAAAACAGAAAAAAGAAGATATGGCAAAAAAAAGAAACAAAACATTATCAGCAAATTTTTAAAAATAAAATGGCAATAACAGATCAAATGAGTGCCGTTGCAGAGCATTCTTTAGTTCGTGCAGTTACTCCATTTCTTGTTGCTGGAATAATTGCTTTATGCACTTGGTTATTTTCAAGCGTGATGAGTTTAGAACAGCAAGTCAAATTACTGAACGAGGGAACTGTTCATAACCTGGAAGAAAAAGTCGATGGATTATCGGCAAGAATTAGTGCAATGAATGTAACGTTGACCGATCTGCGAGTTTCTTTAGGAGGACGAGATCGCAGAGATCGACAAGATCATTAAGATGGAATGGAAATTATTCCAATGTGTTTTGTTAATAGTTGCTCTCTGGATTTTATTAGCAAATTGTACGAACACAAATAGCCCCAAATTAGGCTACTGGATAAAAGGGTTTTCAGATTTGTCACAATGGCAATGCGTGGAAACTTTTCAACCGCATCAAAACAAGGAGTGTTAAAATGCCAATGATAATTTTTGGAGTCGTAAAAACTCTCGCGATAGGATATTTGGGAAATAGCAAAATTATGGAACAGACAGCACTCATAATTTTGAAATATTTAAGCTCACTTTCGTCAAATAAAGTCGACGACAAATTGGTGGCTTTGCTCGAAAAAAGTATTGCGCAAAAAGAAAAAGTCTGACCTTGATTGGCGGACTTCTTTTTTGCTCATAATAATCGTAATGTTAGTTGTTGCGATAATTTCGTTTGACGCGAATTGATCGAGTAATCTCGTGAAGGATTTGACGCGTCGGCAATTCGGTTTTTATATAGTAGGAGGAATTTTGCAAATTACGAAAAATTTCAGTACAGACGAAATGCATTGCCAATGTCATTATGGTTGTGGTCAAAACGAAATGGACGACGAATTTATGCGGATGTTGCAAGCGCTTCGTGATGAAGCTGGTTTCGCTTTAAGGATTTCGAGTGGCCGCCGCTGTCAATTGCACAATTCTGACGTGTCAAGTCACAAAACAAAAGCCGGAATCCATACTTTCGGACGTGCCGTGGACATCCTCACCGGACACATTAACACCAGCTCCGTTCTAAATCTCGTAAAATTAGCTCAGAATATTGGCTTTAATGGACTCGGCCTCAACTTTCGCAATGAAAGAAAATCCAGATTTTTACATTTGGACAATCGCGATTCGTCAATGGATGCGCCATTCAATCAGCCGGCAATCTGGACATATTAGTATCTCTCCTAAGTATTTTTCCCTCAATTAAATATTTTCATATTTACGTTGCATTGTCCTTTTTGCAATGTTATGTTATATTTTAGAATAATAACCACTAAATATTATAAAAAAGATTCGTAATGATTTCAGTCATTAACGTAATTAAATGAGAAAAAGCAATAAAAAGGCTTGACATATATGTACAAAAGAGGATAATTGTATTCAAGTTAAGAATAACCTTAACTTGATAACCAAAGAGGAATATGTACAAATTATGGAAATGCCACGAATTTGAATGTGAACACGAGGGTTGCTCATCCCTAGAAGATGAGAATCATCCGAATATGTATGTAGACAATGACAACCGATGTAAAGATGGTGCAATGGATATGGCTAAGAAGGCCGGATGGAAATTTGTTAAACGTGGCGGAGTAAGAAAAATATTCTGCCCCACTTGTTTTAAAGATGTTGCATGAAAATGAAAAGAAGAATTGAATGGTTAATGGATTTCTCTTGGAATAAAGGAAAAACTGAGGAGGAGTTGAAACAAAACATTAATGATATGTATAAGGAGAATGGGAATACAATTGTTGAAGGGGCATTTGATGAGTTGATTCCCGAATATCATGGAGAATATAATTTTCCACATAAGTTTGACAAAACTAATACAATATGAGAAAAACTATACAACTTCCTGCTGAGATCGATACACTACTTTCAGAATATTTGAAAGACGTGGAATCCAAGCAGGGAATCAAGATATCAAAATCGTCTTGGGTCACTCAGTCGATCCGCGAGAAAATGGATAAAGATTCAAAATCAATGGTGCCGTAGGGGAGACACGCCACCACACTTAATTAGATAAAACATGGACTGTGTTATCTGTTCAAAAAAACTAAAAGGCCTCCAGCAAAAATTCTGCGGCGACTTCTGCGCGATATATCATAAGAAAGAAAGAGCGCGAAAATTAGCACAAAATCGTCGCAAAAAATATCCCCCAAAATTCTGCGTTATCTGCAAAAGCACATTCATGCCTATCCGGAACCATCATGTTGTATGTTCGAAGGATTGTCGGTCTAAATTAAACATCATACGAACCAAAGAAAAACGATTAGCGCGAGGCTTGCGTCCGCAAATTTCGCCTATGAGTTTCCTCAAGTCCGAAATTCCGGCGAATCTGGAGACTCACAGTTCGCCAGTATTCAATTCAAGTTGCTCAGATAACAAAAATCAAATTTTAGAATTCATCAAAAAGGGTGGAGAAATAACGAAATTCCCATCTGCACCAGCAGGAAAAACTCCGGAAGTTAATTCGGCTTATGGGTGGATTCCGGATGAACTGTTTGGATCGGCTTTGATGTATGAGATGGGAGATGAAGAATGAAAGATTATAGAATTGAAGTCAAAGTAAAAAATAACATCCTTTACAGGCTCATGAAAAGAAACGGAATAGAAACTGCGGCAGAATTAGCAAGACTGAGCTGTGTCAGTTTGCCGGCAGTTTATAATTTCATGAATTTAAAAGTTATTCCATATTCATGTGAAAAAAAGGCAAAAGAAGGCGAATTTAAGCAGAGTGTTTTAAAACTTGCTGAATTTTTAAACGTCACACCATACGAAATGTTCCCAATACAGCATTTAGATAAACCTTTGTTTACAAACAAGGCTGAGACTGAATTGTCTTTTGAAGAAATTACTCAATATATATTGCCTGGAGAAGACAAACCATTATTGGAAGATGGGTTATATGATCCTGAACAGATTATTTTTGAAGATCAAAAACGAGATGCTGTTTCAGATATGCTCAAAACTTTAACTAAAAGGGAAGAAACTGTCATGCGTTCATACTATGGAATAGATGAGCCTCAACAAACACTTACTGAAATAGCAAGAAACGTGGAAAAAATGACAGGGCAAAAAGTGCTTACAGGTGAAAAAGGAATTACCAAGTCGCGTATGCGTCAAATTATTTTAAAGGCTGAAAGGAAGTTGAGACATCCAACTAGGGAAAGAATAGTAAAGGATTTTTTATGACCGACGATCAAGAAAACATAAAACGACTTCGAAAATTAGTGGAACCGTGCAAACGATGCGACGGACGCGGATACATTTTATATATGAAACGTTTGCCACTTCAGGGATTAGTTGAAGAACGCGAAATATGTGGGTGCATTAACGCGGATTTGCCGGTCGCAGAAATCAAAGATGGTCGGCTTAATTTTACAATGGAGGATGAAAATGGAAAATGATTCATTTGAAAGATTAATAAACGCGGTGGAAAGTTGCACTAAGGAAATGCAAATATTCAATCAAATTTTCACATCTGAATTGAAGGAGGCGGAAATGCGCGTGACTGAAACTATAAATCGCAAAGCGCAGGAAGTCATAGACGATCAAACGCTACCGGAATTGTTTACGCTAGGTTTGTATGAGCAATTACGAAGGAAAGCAACGATTAATTAAATCGATGAATAAGACTTGCGGAATTTGCGATAAAGAAATTATCAATCATCCAAAAAAGCAACAGAAACGGACGCGTTATTGTTCCAAAGAATGCGGTTTGATTGCAAATATAAAGGGGCAAACACGTTGGAGGAAATCGCGTGGATGATGATCGGAAAGACCGGAAAATGTATTCGGACAGACACAACAGTACGATCTCATGGCTTCAGGATTACGAGATGCGACGCGCTGAAATTTCCCGCGAGGATTTAATGTTGGAGATTCGCTGGTTGCAAAACAAAGAACAGAAAGCAAAATAAGTGTCTCACGAAATTACTCTTTCAAATAATGAACAGCGTCTTGCTAAATTTATTGCACGATCTCGATATGAAAACGCACGTTCAAATAATATTCCAGATTTAAAGATAAGCAATCAATCAAATGAGGAAATCGATCTTGAAGGTTTTGGGGCTGAATTAGCTTATTGCAAATTGATGAATTTATATCCCGATTTAGAAACTGGCGACATTATTCCAAATTTTGATTGTGTGTCTCGTTTGGGTGTCACGATTGATATTAAAACTACCAAATATAAGAGTGGACATTTATTGGCAACGCTCAAAAAGAAAGAAAATCCGCCAGATAAATACGTTTTGATTATTGGAGAATTCCCAAATTATCGGATAGTTGGTGAAGTGGGAGCAGATGAATTTTTGCAGGACGTTAATATTAAAAACTTTGGGAGGGGCAGAGGATATGCGTTGTCTCAAATGGAACTTAAACCATTAACGATATAGGTGAAATGGAAACAATTAACAACGTAGCTTTGATTCAGTCAATCAGAGCATCACAAATTCGTCGCAATGTCGCGGCGAAGAACGAGCGAAGGCGTAATTATGCGCGGGATTTATTCGTTCGATATTTTAGTAAATTCTCAAACAGAAAGGAAAATCATGGCAACAAATTGGCTACCGGCAGATTATGAACCGCCAACAACAAACAACATATATTTCAGACCACAAAGCGGCACTTCGAAGATTCGTATCCTCGGAGACTTCAGACACGCGCATACAGCGATAATGGGTTATCTTGGGTGGAAACATACCATTGATGGAAACACGCCGATACGCGGCGATATGAACGCATATAAAGATGTCAAAAGCGCAAGCGATGACGATCCAAAACACTTTTGGGCAATCACCATTTGGGATTATTCTGACGAAGCAGTTAAATGCTGGGAAATAACGCAAACGACAATTCATCAAGCGCTGACAACTCTCGCAAATAACGAAGCATGGGGCGATCCACGTCAATACAATATTTCGATCACTCGCGAGGGGGAAAAGCTCGGCACTACTTATTCCATCGTTGCCGAACCGCCAATTTCTGCTCCGCCAGCAATCGCCATTGAAAAAGCAACCGAGGCCAAAATTGACTTGCGTGAATTGTTTTTGGGTGAATCACCGTTTGGCGTTGAATCGCGTATTGGAGAAAAACCGCCTGTCATTATGGATCAGATGCCATCGGGTGCAGAATCTTTGGCTGAGGGGAGCAAATGACTAATTGGACATTAACAGGTAGTAACATAGAAAATATGAAAGTGGAACCTTCTTCTGCCTTTATAAAAAGACACAAGGCAAGGATTGCAAGGGGCAAAAAAAAAGGTGCGTCTAATTAATCTAATTCTACGGATGGAATTATTATGAAATATGTTAAATTGCCGATTGAAGTATTGATGGATTCCAGATTATCGGCAAACGATATGAGGGTTTTGGCTTGGTTAATTTACAGATCAAATCCAAATCCAGATAATCTTTGTTGGCCTTCAATTCGAAAATTATCTGAAGATACCGGGATCCATAAAAAGAAGATTCCATTCTATACAAAAAGGTTGGTTAATTTCGGATGGATTGAGAAAAATACAGAGGGAAAAGGAGGTGTTAAAAACAATCAGATTTATCACGTCCTAACTACTACCGAATCGGGGGGAGTTAAACAGTCCCCGAATCGGGGGTCTAAGTCCAACAAGGATGGCACCGAAACAGTCCCCGAATCGGGGGTAGTTACTCCTTTATATAAAGAGAAAAGGAAAGAGAATTTAGAAAAGGGGAATAAAAAAAATATTCTAAATTTTTCTTCTCGTGAATTAAGTCCCGCTGATATTAAAAATTCACAGGCAAATCGGAGGCATATTCTGAAACTGAAAAAACAGCAGGAAAATGCAAACGCTTAATCTAAATCGCCACGCATTATTCGCTGAGCCAAAACCACATCCAACGGCAAGAAAGCGGCGGCCTAAATTATTACCTGAAGACGTGCTTGCTGTAATTGACACTCGCGAACAACTTCCGCTGGCGTTGCCACTTCGAACAATCACAGACACGCTACCGACAGGCGACTATTCCGTTTCAGGATTCGAGGATTTGATTTGCGTTGAACGAAAGTCATTGCCAGATTTGATCGGGTGCATGACCAGCGGACGCTCACGCTTCGAAAGAGAGTTGCAACGTATGAAAGCGTACGAAGCACGTTGTGTTGTCGTGGAAGCGTCCTGGCAACAGTTACGCAATGGTGAATATCGTTCGAGGATAACGCCTGAAGCCGCTACGCATTCGGTTGTATCGTGGTTGAGTCGCTTTGGTGTGCCGTTTCTATTCGTTGATGATCGTACTGCCGCCGCTGATGCTGTCGCATATTTTCTATTCACCTCAACAAAAAAATATCATGAACGCTACAAACGCATATCTGAATGACCGAAGGTTTTACAGGGTCGAAGAGGTTTGCGATCTGTTCAACGTATCTGAACGTACTGTCCGCCAATGGATAACTGATGGTCGTCTTGAGACATTTCAACCAACGCGCCGACATTTAATCACCGGCGAGTCGCTCAAAACGTTTTTAATGTCAGGGAATATCACAGAATAATTGTCACTACTTCCGCTTACTTCCGCTTACTTCCGCTTACTGCCAACTATTTTCCCCAATAAGTTCCGCATTACTTGAAAACCAGATATATTTAGAATGATTCAGTCATGGATGATTCACCGGCTATGGAAGGCCTTCAATGCAAATGTCTGTTGTTGCGAACACCAAGCAACTCACCAAACATCTAAACAAAATCCAGCGCAAGCAAATCCCTTTTGCTACTTCGAAGGCGTTGAATGACGTGGCGTTTGATGCGCGTTCATACCTTCAAAAATCCCTACCAAGACGACTCGATAGACCAACCAAAGGAATCATCAGCTCAGTTCAAGTACAGAAATCAAAGAAGAAAAATTTAGTGGCAACCGTTGGCTTTGCTGGTCTTGGATTTAAATCAACGAAGTGGAGTGAATCACCGGCCAAGATCATGAAGCGACACATCCTGGGTGGGACACGATCACCACAAGGTAAAGCGATACCAGTACCAATCGCGAAGAATCTAAAGCTGAACAAGTTCGGCAATATGCCACGCACCAAGATCAAAACGTTATTGGCAAAGCCGGACAAGTATTTCTCTGGACAACCAAAGGGCAGGGACGCTGGCATATACGAACGGATCAAACGAACCAAACGAAAGCCGGGCAAACTAAAGATGTTAATCACTTGGGAACCAACAACGCAATATCAAGGCGGACGCTTTCCATTCAGGAAGATCGTTGAGCTTGCCGTCAAGAAAAAATATCGTATGCGGTTTGACGCGGCGTTAAATAATGCTCTCCGATCGGCTAGGTAGCGGGTCCCTCTGGGGCGATTAAGTTGCGGGTTATGCGCATGGCAGTTTTTTTCTAGATATTTCGAGTTAATTGATTCATGAAAACATTTGACGGAACACATCGGGAACTTGCGGCAAAGTTGGGTATGACTGAACGCAACTTGTATATCCAGTTGAAGAAGGAAAAATCTGGAATTAAGAAGCGCAAGGATGGTCTTTTCATTTTGGAAGATGGCGACGAAAACGAAACTGGAGACGTTATCAATTTTTCAGAGTGGCGCGCCCGGAAGA